GTGGCGTTTTTCGCGTTTGACCCCCACAGTGGAAAATGACCCCTACAGTGGAAATTAAGACCCCTACAGTGGAAATTAAGATTGTCTGGCAGAATTTTGCCGCGACCCCTACAGTGGAAATTAAGATTGTTTTGCCAGTGAAAGACTTGACCCCTACAGTGGAAATATGTAAGGTGATTCGTAGAAGTTGACCCCCACAGTGGAAATTAGGAAGGTGGTAGTATAATGGCAAAAGTAAACGCACTGTTTCAAGACGCACAGGAAGCACGAGAGGAAGCACAGATGATCTACGCAATAGCAGATGTACCGCATGAGGATTACGACAATTTTGACATGCTCAATGAGCTGTTTCACGCATTGTCACCCTATGGCTGGAAGCACAACTCGTGGAAAAATGACACATGCCCTTCACTGCTCAAAGAGGAAAAGCATGGCAATTATTGTCAGATATTTGTGGACTACATCAACCCTGATATGCGTGAAGACCCTGAGTGGGATTTGCTATCTTATCAAGTGTCTGATGCAGAGGGATACCTGATCTTGCAACAAGACTTTAACGATGTGGACAAGCTGATAAGCTATCTGACAAAGAAGCTAAACTAAGACCCCCACAATGGAAATTAAGGAGACGTACAATGGATAAAGAGAACAACCCTGACATATATGCAGATGTGCCCGTGTTTGATCGTTACACACACATCCTGATCGAGGCAGAGGTGGAAATGATGTTCAACTGTGGTAAGGTCGAGACCTTCACAATAAGTGACATCCTGTGCTTTTGGCTATGGGATGAAATGAGCAGAGATGCAGCAGAATACTGGGCCGTGTGGGATCACGTTGGAGCCAACTACACCTTTGACTGGATGTCTATCAAAAGCTGGACAGGATCACCAGTCAAACTCAGCCCCAAGACAGACTCGCCTATGCACTAGATACCCCCTACGGTGGAAATTAAGACCCCCCTACGATGGAAATAAGGAATACACATGACACAATTCGCAATAGCAACTGAAGCCAACGGCATCATAATGCAACTAAAATTACCCTTGATGTCGAAAGCACAGGCTGATAAACATGCAAGTACACTAAGATCACTAACTGATTCGCCTATATATGTAATCAACACTAAATCGGAGTAAGCACAATGGCACTAGATACACGCATGGTAAGCATGGTACTGGCAGAGAACGCTAACGAGTTCATCACCGTTAAGTTTCTCACTAAAGATAACGAGGAGCGTACATACAATGGTCGCTTGAACGTCAAGAAATACCTCGTGGGTGGTGAACGTGGTCGTAAGGCCGCTGACGTTCTCAAGGCTCACAACCTGATCCCTATGTTCGTAGGTAAGGATGGTGAGAAGCCCAAGTACAAGAGCTTCTGTATTGACCGTGTACTGGCTATGAAGGCTGGTGGTCGTCACATCTTTGCTATGGGTAACGAGATAGTCTGATGGTAGCATATGTTTATAAGACCACCCGTACCCTCGGAGATTACCCAAGGGAGATATTAAAACTTTCTGGAAGCCCAACGGCAAGAGAATGCGAGGTGTCGGAGTTCTATACAAATGGCAGCAATTATTCCTCCGAAATAACGATAGGTGGTGATCGTAACTATATCAGACTTAAAGGTTGTGTAGTGCATGATGTAGTGCGAAGCGTTATTATAGGGGAATCCTTAGCGACGAAAAGGATCATGAGAGACTACATTGATCGAATAATCAAAGAGGAGGAGATCGAATGACACCCCTTATGTGTTTAGCAGCAGCGGTCTTCTTTGAGAGCCGTAGTGAACCTCTGGAAGGACAGAGGGCCGTTGCTGAGGTCGTAATGACTAGGGTAGAATCACCCCGTTGGCCCGACAAAATCTGTGCTGTTGTCTTCCAACATAAGCAGTTCTCGTTCACCCACGATGGAAAATCGGATGACTATCGCAAGTACAACAGCAACGTATTCGACAGACAAGCCATTGATATAGCTGAGACTATAGCTAAGTCAGCACTAAAAGGTGACCGTATTGGCTTGACTTCTACCCACTATCATACTACCTCAGTATCACCATATTGGGCCAAAAGTTACCACCGAGATGGTCGCATTGGTACACACGTTTTTTACACAGCACCCGAAGGGAAATGAGAATGTTTAACATGACACTTGAGCAACACTTGGAAGAGATGGGTATCCGTCCCAAGTCTATCATCCGTGAATTAGAGGAACTGCTTGATCCACGACTAGAGTATCTGGCGAAGGGTTACTACAATGACCCCCGCAATGGAAATAATGAAGTACCGTTCTAATGAAACACAGGAGACCTAACCCTATGGCTAAAGACCTAAGACAGCCTAAATACAAAATGAGGGTTGTACCTGTTAAGAAAAAGCCTATATTAAAACGTAAGCGTAAACACAAAGGACAATCGCTATGACAGTTGATGCACACACACTAATCAAGAGTTCCTACATAGGTGAAGGCTGGACTGCCCATTACTTTGGGGATGAAAGCATGATGTTTAGGAATAGCAATGGAACTACCCTCCAACTACCTCCAAATAGTACGAGGATTCTAATTGATATATTCGATGATATAGAGAAGGGAAAGTAAGATGAATACAATATGGATACTAATATGGTTTGTCGTTGTCCCAGAGCAAGGTGTTAGGTACTATCACTTGGGAACGTATGAGAATGAGACCCTATGCAAGTCTGCGCTGAAGGATGCTTCGGTTATGGTCAACGATAAGAATGAAGCAATAGAATGTATAGGGGTAAGTGTTGATGATTAAAGCAAAATACATTCACCACTGTGGTAGTGACTTAACGGTTGCCAATAGCGCAAGAGTAAGTTTCGCTAAAGAGAGTGAGCTAGAGGATGATGCTTGGGGGCCACCTAAGCTCAAGGATAAGGATGCCAAGTTGATCCGTTACCTTGCCAGAGAGAAGCACATCAGTCCGTTCGGACATTGCTTCGCTACCTTTAGGATTAAGGCTCCGATATTTGTCGCTAGGCAGCTAGTCAAGCATAAGTTCCTGCGATGGAATGAGGTTAGTCGGCGTTACGTTGATAGTGAACCTGAGTTCTACGAACCGAAGCAATGGCGTGGGCGTAGTGCCGACAAAAAGCAAGGCTCTGAGGGTGTCGTAAACATAACACTTGACCAAGAGGTACAATGGAACAGGCAGTTGTCTACATACAAGACCTTACTGTCTGAGGGTGTAGCGCCTGAGCAAGCTCGTATTGTACTGCCGCAAAGTATGATGACTGAATGGTATTGGTCAGGTAGCTTAGATGCCTTCGCTGATGTGTGTCGTCTACGGTGCAAGGAAGACACACAGGCAGAAACACAAGAGGTAGCATGGGCCATCAGCCTTAAGATGGAAGACCTGTTCCCTGTATCATGGGTGGCATTGAGAGATGAGTGAAGTCAAGATAACTGAAATAACTGAGCATGAAGATGGCAGTGCTACGCTACAGGTAGAGTGTGACCCTGAGACATTTATGGCTATCTTTAACGTAGGCTTTGTGTCGCTGATTAAGACTGGCCTGTACTGGGAGACAGACAATGATAAGACCAATGACTGAGGAAGAACGCAAGGCATCGAAGGAACGTGACGAAAAGAATAAGTGGCGCAAGTGTGTCAGTTGTGGTAATGCAAGTAGAGGTACATGGTGTGACTTTTGTTTGGAGGAAGAGTGATGGAAGATTTTAAGGGTACGGTAATGGCAGAACATACAGCAGACATAGTTAACGAACCGCAGCACTACGCCCGATGGAAAATAGAACCCATCACATACATCATGCAGAATGGCTTTGAGTTCTGGCGTGGGAATATCATCAAGTATGCTAGTCGCGCTGGATACAAGCCCTACGAGGGAATGAATGATGTCCAGAGCGAGATCACAGACCTTGAGAAGGTCATACGCTATGCACAGATGCGTATTAATGAACTGGAGGGTAAAGATAAGCTATGACTAAAGAGGACATAAAGAAGATCGTGAGGACGCTAGAGAAGTGTCCAGATGTAAAAGCTGAGGAGGTCGCTTACCTCATCAGGCAACGTCAGATGTACCTAGAACAGGAGCCAGAGCATGAGTTTAACTGGGCATGAAATACTAGAAATGTGTGAGCGTGTGGCAAACAGGTTCAACTCTCCGTCACACCGTGATGACATGGTACAAGAGGGTGTACTTAAGTGTTACGAGATACTGGAGGATAATGAGGAAGTGCATCCAGCGCACCTCTACAGGGAAGCTAAGAGACGTATGCACGATTACATAAACATTGACGTACTACCTGTTGCAGTACCTGCGCACAATATCACCCGTAGGCTTACTCGTGATATAAACGATAAAACCACTGGGGATATGTCTGAGACTGGACATAAGTGGCTAAAAGTTATTTTGTCGTCTACATCCGGTCAGTACAGTGAGGAGTATGGAGCTTCAAGTAGGGAGCATGTATCTAGGTATGAAGCTAAGGAGCTTGCAAGTTATGTTATAAAGACTGCCCGTGAGAAATTAACGGCAGAAGAATTAGATGTACTTGATATGAGATTCTTTGGTGATATGACACAAGATGAGGTATCTAATGTCGTTGGTAAAAGCAAGATGTGGGTATCAAGGCAAGAAACTTCTGCCCTAAAGAAGTTAAGAAAGTTAGTTCTGTAACAATTCGTGATGTTACAAATCTTAAGATATATCCCTATAGGTAAGTGTAGGGTTTACATAAGTTATAACTTTAGTTACTTCTACTATTAGTTATAACAAAAGAAAGGGACGTAAGTATGGAAGTTTTG